ATACTTTAGTATGTTACCCTGTAGGTATTCTTTAAACCCTGTACCTAAAGCTGCACGTATGGCGTCTATACATTCTATGTCATGGTCTTGGTTGTAGTGTTCTGGCTTAGTTACTACATCGTATTCTGGATTAATACTCATTACTCACTCCTCTTAAAGTTTACTTTAATTATATTACCGTTAGAATTGGTAATAGATTCTTTAATAACATTTTTCTTATCTAACATTTCTTTTTCTTTTATCACACCGTCAGCATAATTGCAAAGCATTTCTCTAAAATATTCGTTTAATTCCATTAAAGGTAAAGATGAAGCAACAAGAGATGCTACTTGCATTAACCCTATATAATCTTCTCTGTTCATTGTATGTTTATTGTCCGTAATAATTTCCATATCAATGTAGCCATTCCACCTTTCTTGGGTAAAGTTTGGTTTCATTCTTATGATAATATCATTGGGATCAAACTCGTCTACTTTTATTGTCATGTTTTATTTCCTTATTATCTTTTTATAAGGTAGGTGTATTAGTTCTTTATGTTTGTTCTTTCCTTTTTCTTTTATCCACTCTAATGGTACGATCCTATCGTGATACAAAAACTTATGTTTCTCACACCACCCTTGATACGTAGTCTTTGCGCCCTTGTTTAACTTGTTTCTACTATTATAAAACACAAAGCGTATATCTAACTTAGGGTGTTGCTTCTTTATTTCAATGTGTTTGCGTCTATCAGCCTGAGTAAAGCGACCCTTACTTTCTATTATAATACCATTAGGCAATATAAAGTCTGGAGTATACGTGCGGTACATAAGGTCTTCCCATTCAATCTTAATGGCCTCATACACCACAGGTATATCCAGTTCTTTAAGGTACTCAGAGATCTTATTCTCCAAGCCACTCCTGTACCCATGTTTCAGGGCAGCTTTAAACTGCTTGCCGTTCACGCAGCAAGCTCAACGTAAGCAACAGTAGGAGGTATCTTGTCACCCTTGTATACCCTAGAAGGTAAGTCTTTCAAAGTTTCCCAACAAGAATATCTATAGTCACAGAATTTACATCCGTCTGGTAGTTTTTTATTTCCAGACTCTTTTCCTCTGTACGTTTCAGGTTCAGGATCAAAGCATCTTTTAAACACATTAGATTCTACAATCTTTGCTGTGTTGTTTAACTTGCCTATCTCTCTATCTAAATCTAAACCAGAAGCACTGACATATTTTATCTCTCCGTTGGCTTTATTTACTACCCACCAACCTCCTGTCTTTTTACCTGATGCTTTTATATAGCCTGCTAGTTGTCCTATATAACCAAAGGAATCTCCTTCAGCTAAAGTTTCATACGACTTAAACTTGTTATCGTAAGACCACTTAGATGCAGACTTAACATCATCTAATGCACCATCTATTACAAGATCGTAGCTACCATTAACTGTGGTATCATCAAGCTCTAAAGACACAGTGTTGTCTTTGTCTTCATACGCTACTCCTGCCTCTTTAAGAATACCTTTAAAGGCAGCCTCAACGATGTCTCCTATTAACATATTCATTACGAATGTAGTAGGCTTGGGGATTGCCTTCTCTGGATGGTTCTTCTCCCACCAGAGTTGGCATGTAGGTCTACCTATATTAGACATACGCAGACGAAACTCATCCCTCTTATTGCCCCCACCGAACTGCCTCTTCAACGCATCCTTAATGTCCTGCGCTACCTGTTCAATGGTTTCTTCAGACATAGTTGTCTTGCCCTTTGTAGCGTTATCAAGGTACTGATGAATAGGCAGTTCAGCAGGATGGTTCATTGCACTAACTCATCAGTGTCGATGTCTATAAAGCTATCGACTGTTTCAGTATCTACGGTTTGGTGTTTGTGCATGTTCTCATTCCACACACTCATAATGTACTCATTGTAATTATTTATCCAAGCCAAGAAACCTGCTAAGTTTTCCTGTGTCTCGCTGTCTAAGTCTAGTGTTTCAGACATATCCATTTCAGCAACAGGAAGGTAGAATGAACCACCATTAGGCAACTTACGTTCTTCTGTGCTTGCCCTTATGTAATGTTGTGGAAACAATCTTCTAGTCTTGGTATACTTTCTAAGCAAACCCTGTATAGTTTTAAACGCATCACGGTTATCTACTTCCCAGATAAAAGGAGTGGAGTCTACTTCAACAGCTTCACCCTTTGCATTTGTAGGATTAACCATCTCCACTACACCAAACAATACAAGAGTACGTTTGATCTGCCTGATTAAATCTTGCATCTTTTCAGGCAATGCTTTGAAGTCTTCAATATACCCTGCTTGTTTACCACAATTAAACTTGCCTTCGTTATCGTGAAGATCACCGTTTAAGTCTTCTCCCATAATAGTTTTTACAAAACGATTTGGAGTGACATCATTACCCTTTACAAATCTCTTGTACATATATCTCTGTACGAAAGGTCTGACAGCTATGTTGTCAGCATAGTATGTTTCACCTTCTGGTATTTCAAGTTTGTATGTGCCACCGTTTACTACTTCAACGTTTACCATCTTTCCTTTAACTTCTTCCTGACCCATTAAAGGTGTGTGGTTTATCCGTAGTCTTGCAAGAGAATTGCTTTTCTCTTTAGTCTGCGGTGCAGATGTAGTAGCCATGCCCATTGCTTTAGCCATAGCATCGTAGTTATTTGTGTCTAGTGTTTGTATTTGATTCATATAATTCTCCTTTGTTAGAACTGTAGGTATATCATGCAACGTCTTTTGTGTCAAGCCAATTTTTACCTATTTTGGCTTCTAATAATAATGGAACATTAAAATCTATATTCCACTTCTTATTTATAATATCGACTAACACTTCGTTAGTACGTTTTATTATTCTTAGTATGACTTCTTCTTCGTCTGGATGTACATCTATAACTATACTATCGTGTACTGTGTTTACTACACAGCTTTTTAACCTGTTAGCTACAAGCATCTTATCTATATACATAAGACACACAGGAACTATATCTGCTGTGGCAAATGACTGCACAGGATAGTTCTTTATCTGTGTAAAGTAACTAATATTCCCATACTGATTCTGTTCTACATTAGGAAAAGAAAACTCTCTGCCTGATGGTGTCGCTATCTTAGTAGTGTCTAGTACTTCCTTCTTTAAACTCTGATGCCATTCAGCTATGCCACTATACTTCTTTATAAACTGTTGATAGTAGGCGGCCTCTGCGCTAGAACGACCATATCCACTTGCCCCAAAGAGAGGAGCAAACGTGTGTGCCTTTGCTTCCTGTCGAGATGTAGGCTGCCCTGCGTGTGTTATAATATTTGCTGTATAACTATGAACATCAAAGCCTGTTTTAACCTCTTCTATAGCTGTCTTATCCTGACTGAGGAATGCAGCTACCCTGAACTCTAACTGTGCAAAGTCAGCCTCTAATATCTTGCCACTACTCCACCTAGACACAAACACTTTCTTAACAGGAAATGTATTACCCCGTGGCATGTTCTGCATGTTAGGATCAGCACCAGATAATCTACCTGTGCCTGTCCTGTGTTGTAATAGTCTTACGTGTAGAAGACCGTCAGGTTTAAGGTGTGTGTTTATTCCCTCTATAAAACTAGATAGATATGTATCTACAGCAGATAATCTTCTAACTCTTTTAAGAAACTTCTCAGCTTCTGGCATATCATTTGACCTAGCCCAACTCTCCAATAAAATTAGATTGTTTTTATTTGTACTAAATCCGTTGGCACTGATCCATGTTTTGTTTGGTGGTGATAGTTTTAAACCTGCTTTCTCGTTTAATGCTTTGTATATAAAACCAGTAGCAGAACACGTAACACACTTGTTGGTATTTTTGTGAGGCGTTCCATCTTTCTTTATCTTACGTATGTGTCCTGTGCCATTACATGAAGTACACATCTCTGCCTTTTGTTTGTACACAACAGATGATAATTTTTTTACGTTTGACTTAAAGAGATCCGCAGACATTCTATCTTGAAACTTAGAAGCCCACTGCATTTTATCGTGTGGTTTTCTACTATATATAACCCAAGACAGTTGCTCTGGACTGTTGAGATTTATAGGCCTATCTCCCATTAGATCTGTTACTTGAACGTACAGATTTTTTATAAGCTCGTTTCTCTCTGCTTCAAACTCTTTACGAACATCTTCTAATGCATTTCTGTCTACCTTAAAACCACGTTGGTATATACGTGCTAGGTGTATAGCTAACTGGTTGGTAAGGCGTATTGTACCTACAAGATTTTTTCCTGTGCCGTATGTATACTGTCTGTCTTGCTCTCTAAACAACTGTTGTGTTGCATGTAAATCAGCAGACAGATACTCAGACAGTTCATTGTGTGGTATTTCTGCAACATTTAATCCTTGTTTAAAATATTCTTTTAGTGTGTCCTGCTTCTGTGTATGTAGCTGATAACGTTCTGCACAGGCTTCAAGAGACAGAGGTTGTTTCTGTCCTCTCTGTAGTATGTACTCACCCAACATAGTATCAAATACATTACC